TGTAAGGCATTGGATAACTGTTGATATGATAGCAGAAGAAGTTATAGATGGAGATGGTGTTGATTTAAAAACAAACAATATAGGAAAACACGAAGAACCATCTGATAAAGCAACTTATATCGTGTCGGATTATGTTAAAGTAAAAAGGAGAACAATAGAAGATTATGACGAGAAGTCTAACGACAGCAGTAAAGAACGAACTAGCAACAGATGATATTAGACCAATCCATCTTATTACAATCGGTTTTGGTACTCCTATTAATATTACTGATTGTTCATTTCCATTAACAAGTTCAGTTTCAGGTTCTAGTGTAACCTATTCTTCTTCTGATTTTATTTTAGGAATTTCTAACTTTACAGAAGAAACTGATATAACTAAAACATCTATAAATCTAACTTTATCAGGTGCAGATCAAACTTTTATTTCTACTTGTTTAAATGAAAATGTTGTTAATGATAGTGTAGATATTTTTAGAGGATTTTTAAATGATAGCAATGCTCTTATAGCTGACCCTTTTCTTTTATATTCAGGTCAAATTGATACTTTTGCTATTAATGAAAATAAAAATGAAAGTACAGTAGCAATACAAATAGTTTCTCATTGGGCAGACTTTGATAAAACCAATGGTCGAAAAACAAATAACACATCACAACAAAGATTTTTTAGTACAGATGTTGGTATGAATTTTTCAAGTCAAACAGTGCAAGATATTAAATGGGGTAGAGCATAATGGGTTGGGGAAGTGTTTTTAAATCTGTTACAAAGATTATTACAGCACCTATAAAAATATTAAGTAAAGCTTTATCTTGGATTGTACCTAAACCACCTGAAATCCCTGACTTTGGAACAACAGACTTTGATGATTTTGAAACAGGTATTCTTTTAAATAAACAATCTAATGACGCAAGTATTCCTGTAATTTATGGAACAAGATTAGTTGGTGGAACAAGAGTCTTTATGGAAACATCAGGCACAGATAATACTTATTTATATATGGCTATTATTCTTGGAGAGGGAGAAATTAATAATATTACAGAAATTAGAATTGATGATAAAGCTGTTACTTGGTCAGGAGATTTAGCAGATAACACACAAAGAACAGTTGGAAGTGGAGATAGTAATTTTTATAAAGATAGTGCAAGTTTAATTACAGTAGAACCTCATTATGGAACAGACGGACAATCAGCATCAAGTTTATTATCTACTTTATCAAGTTGGGGAAGTAATCATAAATTATCAGGATTAGCATATTTAGCTTTAAGATTTACTTGGAATCAAGACGCATTTAGTTCAATTCCAAAAGTTCAATCAGTAGTTCAAGGAAGAAAAGTTGTAACTTTAGCATCTAACTTATCTGAAGAAACTGCTAGTTTTTCAAGCAATCCAGCTTTTTGCTTATTAGATTATTTAAGAAATACAAGATATGGAAAAGGTATAGCAACAGCCGACATAGACTTACAAAGTTTTTATGATGCTTCACAAGTTTGCGTAACACAAGTAACACCTTATTCAGGTGGTTCAGATATAAACATATTTGATTGTAATGCTGTGTTAGACACATCAAAAAAAATTATTGACAATGTTAGAACTTTATTAAGTGGTTGTAGAGGTTATCTTCCTTATACATCAGGCAAATATAAATTAATAATTGAAACAACAGGTTCAGCTAGTATTACTTTAACAGAAGATGACATTGAGGGTGGATATACATTAAATAGTGAAAATAAAAATGATAAATATAATAGAGTTATTGTATCATTTATTAATCCAGCTAGAAATTATCAAGTAGATGAAGTTCAATTTCCACCAATAGATGATTCAGGTTTAACAAGTGCAGATCAACACGCAACAATGAAAACTGCTGATGGTGGTTTTTTATTAGAGGGTAAATTTGACTTTCAAACAATAACTTCTCCTTATCAAGCAGAGGAGATGGCAGAAATAATATTAAGAAGATCAAGAGAAGCTTTAAAACTTAATATCAATGTTGCTGGAGATGGATATGATTTAGCCATAGGTGATATTGTTAATATTACCCATTCATCATTAGGTTTTTCAGCAAAAGCATTTAGAGTATTAGCCATAACTTTTAATGAAGATTTTTCATTAGGTTTGACACTTGTAGAATATCAAGCATCACATTATACGTGGGCTTCTAAAACAGTAGTAACTTCAACACCTAGTACAACACTTCCTAATCCATTTGTTATTCAACCACCAGCTTCAGTTACTTTGACAGATACATTAGTTGAGTATAATGATGGAACAGTTATTGTAGCTTTAGATGTAGCTGTCGGTGCATCTCCTGATAGCTTTGTTGATTTTTACCAAGTAGAATATAAATTAAGCACAGATTCTAATTTTATAATATATGCACAAGGTTCAGGATTAAATCATAGAGTTTTAAATGTAATAGACCAAAAAATTTACAATGTAAGAGTTAAAGCTGTAAATAGTTTTGGAGTATCATCAAGTTATGTATCAGCAACAAGAACTATTGTAGGTGCAATAGAACCACCAAGTGATGTAGAAGATTTTGCTTGTAATGTTGTAGGACAAGAAGCACATTTAGGGTGGACTCAAATATCTGATCTTGATTTAGCATTTTATAGTTTAAGATTTAGTGAAGAAACAGACGGAACTGCTGATTGGCAAAACTCAGTAGCTTTAGTAGAAAAAGTATCAAGACCAGCAACTTCTATTTCAGTACCAGCAAGAGCAGGAACATATCTTATAAAAGCAGTTGATAAATTAGGAAACTTTAGTTCAAATGCTACTGCTGTTATTTCCAATGTAACAAGCACATTAAATTTTAATGCTGTTGCTACACAATCAGAACACCCTAGTTTTTCAGGCACACTTAGTAATACAGTTATAACAGATGATGCTATTGAATTAGATTCTTCTGAATTGTTTGATAGTGCTTCAGGAAATTTTGATGCAGAAACAACTAGATTTTTTGATTCAGGTGTTGCTAATGCTGATTTTCTTTCTAGTGGAAATTATCAATTTTCAGATGTAATTGATATTGGTGCAAAACATACTGCTAGAATTACTGCATCATTAACACAAACTTCAGATAACCCTGACGATTTATTTGATAATAGAAGTGGTGATTTTGATGATGCTAAATCTAACTTTGATGGAGATACACCAGCTAATGCAAATGCACATATAGAAATAGCAACTTCTGATGATAACTCTACATTTACATCTTTTCAAAACTTTGTAATAGGAGATTATACAGCTAGATATTTTAAATTTAGAGTTGTTTTAATTTCAAGAGATAATGCTTCTACACCAAGAGTTACTGCTGTTACAGTTACAATAGATATGCCTGATAGAATTTTTAGTGGAAATGATATATCTTCAGGTGCTGGAACTAAAACAGTAACATTTACAAATCCTTTTAAAACTGTTAATTATGCAGTTGGAATTACAGGGCAAGGAATGGCAACAGGAGATTTCTTTTTAGTAGAAAGTAAAACAATTAATGGATTTAACGTAACCTTTAAAAACTCAGGTGGTTCAGCAATTTCAAAAACTTTTGATTTTATTGCAAAAGGTTTCTAAAAGGAGTATAAACCGAATATGGCACAACACGATTACGATATAGCAAACGCATCATTTCCAACAGTTAGATCAGACATTAATAGTGTTTTATCTGCAATCAATTCATCTAATTCAGGTTCATCAAGACCAAGTTCTGCAACAACAGGAACAATTTGGTTAGACACAACATCAGCATCTAGTCCTACTCTAAAATATTATGATGGTGCTGGAGATATATCTCTTGCAACTTTAGACCATTCAGCAAATACAGTTAATTGGTTAGACAGTTCAGTAGTTGCAGATTTAGTTAATGATACCTCTCCACAACTAGGTGCAGATTTAGATACTAATTCTTTTAATATAAAAATAGATGATGCACACGGAATTTTAGATGATGATGGAAACGAATTAATTTTATTTCAAAAAACAGGGTCAGCAGTAAATCAATTTGATATTACAAACAATGCAACAGGCAGTAATCCTATTTTTGAAGCTACAGGTGGAGATACTAATATTGGAGTTGATATAAAACCAAAAGGTTCAGGAGAAGTCGTTATAGGCACAGGTTCAGCATCAGCAACTTTAACAACAAAAGGAACACACGATTTAGTTCTTGATACTAATGCTGGAACAAACTCAGGAAATATTACAATAACTGATGGTGCAAATGGA